CATTTTTAACAATTGTTGCCATTATACCATAATTAGATACATCCAAGTAAGCATCTTCCATTGGTTCTCCTTGTACTGCATTATCTCTACCACTCATTAATAAAGTTTTAAGTCTTTGTATCTTATCATTCATACGAAACCATAAACCAGTAAGTGCTAGGTGAACTTCCTCTTCAGTCTGTAATTGTGTACCAACTGAAATATTACCAGGACCATAATCATGTTGTTTTTTAAGAAACAATTCATATTGTTCTCTTTGTAGTCTTTTGAACTCTTTGGTCATTTGAGGCCACTCTTTTTCCATTTGTTCTACAATTGGATGAATGTCTTTAGACTCTAGTTCTCTTTCTTTTATGTTCATTTTACCTCTATTTTATAATTAAATGTGACAGTTGTATTATAATAATAATAACTGATAAAACCAAGCAAATAATTGTTCTTGTATCAGGTAACTCATTTAATACTAACCAAGTTAATATACCCATAGTTATTGTCGCCATACCAAATCCAATTGGTCTAACATACCAATAGTTTTGAAAGTATTCATAATACCATCTAGTGCCGTAGTAAAAAGCAAAACTAATTGGTATTCCACCTAAAACTATCCACCATAAACTTTTTGCCCACTCCCATTTAAATTGGGCTTGCATATGAAACCAAGCAAAGACATGCCCAAATAGAGATATCATTATAGCCATCCATAATTTACTCATTTCACACCCATCTTTTTTATTTCTTTTTCTGTCTTACCATACTTTGTTAGTAAAGATTTTAACTCAACATTAGTCATTAAGTTATAATATTCACCAGCTTGTATCTTACTAACCTCGAAGTATTCTTGAATAAAAGGAACAACCTTTTCGTTTACTTTTGTTTTCTTCCCACTAAGATATCTCAGATATGTTTTCTTATTTGGGAGTAAGGAACAATAGAACTTATAGACAGCAGATAATGGCATTACTTCAATTGTTAGTCTCTGAAAGTGATTAACAATAGGTAAGAAATCATTATTCATACTTAAATAACGATTAACCATAAACGGACTAAACTTCTTTTGTTCCTCTTCCGAAAAACTATCCCAAGGTCTTTTCTTGGTAAATAGTTCGTCTATCCACTTAAATAAGTTCATCTAATTCTTTTAGTGGTAACATCTCTCCACAATTTCCACAATTGAAAACTTGAATTGGAGCGATAACTTCTTTACCAGTAGGTGAAACGATAGCAGATATTTTCTTTATTATATAACCTTGTATAAAAACATGATTACCACATGCTTGACATTTCATTGTATCCGCATCACCTATATCAACTTGAACTTGTTGTTTAGGTAATGGTTTCATTGGTTTTGTACTCATTGTAATCTCCTAAGTATGTTAGAGATGGTAGCCATAAAGTTTATTTCTTTATCTACGACCAACACATCTTGATATGAACCATTTGATATATCAACGATAATCTCTGGTAGTTTCTCCACAGAAATATTCTCTACCTCATCATATAGGAAACGATACAGTTCTGTATAATCTGTAAAGTTACTATCAGCTACAAACTTACGAATAGTTCTCAAGTCAACACCTTGTTTTATCATATCCAAGAATTGAATTTTAAACTCGTTATGTAACATTCCATCTTTGTCTATTTTTAACAGACCATCAATCGCTTGTCTCTGTAAGTCATTGATAACTTTTCTCAAGTCAGGATAACCAGCAGTTACAACCAAAGCCAAATCATCCAAATCAAAAGAGATATTCTCTTCTTCTAAGATATACTTAGCGTGAACAGCAACATCTTTCTTTGATGGTGGAATAATCTTATAGGTCTGACATCTACTCTGAATCGGGTCGATAATCTTCTCAACATAATTACAAGTCAAGATGAATCGACAATGAGCAGAAAAAGTCTCCATAAGATTACGAAGAGCCGGTTGAGCTGAGTTAACATTAAGATAATCAGCCTCATCCAAGATTACGATTTTATTTGGTTTGAATCCAACAGAAGAAGCAAAGTTCTTTAGTTTGTCCCTAACCAAATCTATGTTTCGTTCATCTGAAGCATTAATATAGAGATAGTCACATTCAATAGCATTTACGATAATCTTGGCAAGAGTAGTTTTACCCCCACCGGCTCTACCATACAATAATAGGTGTGGAACATTTTGTTCTTCTATGAACCTCTCGACTTTTGTCTTAAGAGTTTCATTACCAACATAAGTGTCTAATGTCGATGGACGATATCGTTCCACCCATAATCCATGTGAACTCATACTATACCTGTTGTGATACTAAGTAATATTTAACATTGAAGTCGTCTATCTTAAACTCAAGATGAGCAAGACCACCTGAACTAACTTGTAGAACTGCCTTTGAACATTCTTTGTTTGCATTTAGAACTTCTTTGAACAAGTTAGCATTGAAGACGATTGGTTCAGTTAACTTTACTGCACCACTTTGAACTTTGATACTGATACGATTGGAGTTGATGTCACTAAAACCGATAACGAACTCTACACCACCATCTGCTGGTTGAATAGAAAAATGCTCTACATCGGATAAAGCACCTTTACCACGAATAAAAGAATTGATGAACTGAGTATCAATATTGATAAGAGTATCAAAATCAGGTATATTCTTTAGTTCTGGTACATCAGGAATAACACCAAGAGCAGCAAGTACATAACTTACAGATATCTTACCATCCGAAAATCCAAATGCTACTGCTTGTTCTTCATCTGATGGTGCTTTAATTACATTAAAGTCAACCTTATCAGCAAGAGTACCTAACATCTTAGATAGAAGTGGTGTGTCATAAACACCTACTTCAAAGTTAGGAAGTGATTGTTTACTTAGTGATAACTCACCCAAAAGACTTTTATCTGGTGATATAAAACGAGTAGAAAGTGTTTCGCCATCCGACTCCCACTTTACTGAATTTATACTACCACCAAGATTATACTTTTGGATAAAGGTATCTAATGTGATTTTATTCATTATTATTATTCTCCATATTATTATTTAATTTACTGATTATTTTTGTAAATGTCAAGTTAAAAAAACTTTTCAATTGTATTTTTCTTTTCTACTGGCATATCCCAAGACATCGCATCATAAAACATCTTTATCTTTTTGTTAAGTGCCTTATCAAATAACTTATCTCTATCAACATATTGATTGATAAAATCTATAATTTGTGAAGGATCGTCATAACCTTTATAAGCCAAACCATCAATGTTGTAAGGATTTTGTTTT